AAATTAACATAAACTTTATATGTTCCGTGATGTTGGCCTGATTTGGCTTCGACATCAATAAACCCTTTACTATAATAAATATCAGCTAATTCTTTCGCATCATTTAGCGCGTTTTCAGAGAAAAAATCATAATCTGGAACTTCTACTTCTTTATTATAGAATCTATCTTCTTCAGGTAAAATATTATTAATTGCTGTTCCACCATAACAAATTAAATTTTTGCGTTTAATAAATTCTTCAACAATATCAATCATTTTTTGCACATCGTCAGAATTTACAACGCGTCTTCCCATTTTTTCTTCCGCTTTATCTACTGCCATACGCAAAATTGCTAATTCACAATCCGCAAATGACAATTCTTTACATACATTTTGCTTTTTTGGCATTCCTATATTATAGAGTTAAAAAAATTTAGAGATTATTAAATATAGTAAAACAAACCAAATGGAAAATAACAATCCATTAGATATTATAAATCCACTCAGTTTAAGACGACGAATTAAACGTGAATTAGAACTATTACAAGAAGACCGTGCTTTTACAAATATTATATGTGTAATCCAAGAAGACGATGATATAACTACCTATACAATAAGTATTCATAACATTGTGGATGATAAAATATATAAATTTATAATTTCATCTGATTACCCATTTAGACCTCCTAAATTAGTAATAAATTATCGGCTTTATTCGGATTATCAAAAATTCGGGTCACCGTTTTTTACGGATGCAATGCTAAAATATAAAGGTATAAAATGTTTATGCTGTGAATCTATATTATGTAGTAACAATTGGGCACCTAATTTAGGGTTTAAGAATATTTTTGCAGAAGTGAGAAAATTCAAAGATTATTGTAGAGAAATTGCATATCGTGTTATAATTGAAGTTATTACACGAAAATATTTGATAGATGATATAAATATCGTGGAGTGGTTATATTAGACAATTTTAGAAACTATAGAATTGGAGAGAAACTTATATATGTGAATTTGTTACTAATGGTTCCTTATTCTTCAGGTGTACTACTACCAAAAGATGTTAACCCATTACCAAAAGATGTTAACCCACTACCAAAAGAGGTTAACCCACTGTCAAAATAAGACGTTGAATCTGTAGTTGCTGGTTTTTCTGTAGTTTCTGCTGTTTCTGTAGTTTCTGTTATTTCAGGTGTTTCTGTAGTTGCTGGTGTTTGACCAAAGGATGTACCAAAAAAGGATAAAGATGACTCACTTTTAGGTGCTGTATTCTTGGTTGATGTAGGTTTTGATTGAGGCATTAATCTCGTATCTTCGCCTCCTAAATGTCTCAAGTCAACTGGTTTAATAGCAAATGCATACTGAGCTCTATCGAAAAAATCAATATTTTCTTTAAGATTCTTGTCTGATAATTGGTATCTCATAGCTACCATTTGACATCCATTTTCTCTACATAGTTTTCCATCTGGATTAGATGGATTTGAACCATTGTCAGGAAAAACAATAGTCATACCATATTTATTATATTCTTTTAACTCGCTTATATCAGAATTATTTTTAATACTGTTGTAATCATATGCTCTCATAAATATAGAATTACTAGTTAAATTTATATATTCAAGTAATTCTTCATTTTCTAAAAATGCGGTATTTGTTCTATCGACAATCAATATAACTTTATTTTTAAGTGATAATAAAGGAGCTGTTCCTAAATTTTTACCATCAGAATTATAACTATAAGCTGGACCTAACATAATGTCAGTATTCTTTCTAAAAATCTCAGCTAATTTTGAGTACATTTTTTGGTTATTACTCTTAATTCTTAAATGAATTAAAATAGGATCAGTTGGGTTTGGAGATGAACCTCCTGAAAAAGCATAGTTACGTATAGTATCCATTACAGTGACAAAATTCACTGAATTAAATGTTTCCTTAACACGGTAATTATCTGTCGTACTTGTTGCAACCACTGGCTGGTCATCAATCGAATACACTTCAAAATCAAGACATCTAACTCCTTGCTTGATAATTGCTTTGAGAATACAAATATCTACATAATCGTTCTTATATGATCCTCCACTGCAAGCATTGTAAGCGGTTTTAATATAGTAATCAAATAATTTACCACGACAATCTGCGTCTGAATCTCTTATTGGTCTTAAATTTCCGTCTACACTGGGATATAATGAATTCATTTTGTTACATTCACTCTTTTGAAGCCCATTCATATAAATAATATGCCAAATATAAAAAATAATAACAATGATTGTGAATGCTCCTATTATGAGTGAAACAGTATTTTCATCCATATTTTCAATAATGCTTAAATAAGAAGTCGTTGTTTGATTTGATGACATATTAGTATAAACTATGTAACCGATTAAACCAAATAAAATAGTAAATATAATTCCTATTAATATGTATATTTTAGTTGTATCATTCATTTTTTGAATACTGCTTAAATAATCATTTTTTTTCTTTGATGACATTGTTAATATATATTACTATTTTAAAATTTTTGTTTAACAAAATTGTTTAATAAAATTATTTTTTATATATTATATAAAACGAGGTTTGAAATATAAAAAAGTATAAATCACAAAAATGTAAATGAAAAAAGGTGTAAAAGAATTTATAATCAAGAAAATAAAGAGTTATTAGAAATAATTAAATTATATTATGACGAAATTAAGAATTAAAAATAAGTGTATAATATAATAATATGCCTGGTGGATTGATGCAATTAGTGTCTCAAGGACAAGCCAATTTAATTTTAAATGGTAATCCTCAAAAAACATTCTTTAAATGCACATATAAAAAATATACCAATTATGGTCTTCAAAAATTTCGAATAGACTATGAAGGTAGCCCACAACTAAGTTTAACAGCTGAGAGCACTTTTACATTTAAGATAAAACGCTATGCAGACCTCCTTATGGACTGCTATATATGCCTAACATTGCCGAATATTTGGTCTCCAGTAATGCCCCCACAACCTTACACGAATCCTGACGGCACAACTGGCTATACAGATTGGGCTCCCTATGAATTCCAATGGATAAAAAATTTAGGAGCACAAATCATCAGCAAAATTACCATAAATTGTGGTAATCAACAACTCCAACAATATTCCGGACAATATATTTTAGCCTCGGCACAAAGAGATTTTAGTGGTTCAAAACTAGCACTATTCAGCGAAATGATTGGCAATGTCACAGAACTAAACGACCCTGCAAACGCTGAACCTCGTGTAAATGCATATCCGAATGCGTTTTATACAACCAGTCCTGCTGGTGCTCAGCCATCCATTATGGGACGCACATTATGGATTCCACTAGGTTCTTGGTTCAATCTTCTCTCAACACAAGCATTCCCATTAGTCGCGCTTCAATATAACGAATTATGGATAAATGTATCGTTTAGACCGATTAATGAATGGTTTACGATAAGAGATGTAATGGATTATACAAATAACTATCCAATTGTAGCACCTAATTTTAATCAATCTTATATGCAGTTTTACAGATTTTTACAAACACCTCCTGATGAAGAATTAGGTCCTGACTCTTATGTAGACACAAGAACAAATTGGTTTGCCGATATCAATTTAAATTGTACTTATTGTTTTCTCTCGGATGATGAAGCAACGATATTTGCTAAGAATGAACAAAAATATTTAATTAAACAAATATACGAAAAACCTTTTTACAATATAACTGGAGCAAATAAAATCGATCTGGATTCAATGGGTATGGTTATCAGTTGGATGTTTTATTTCCAACGAAGTGATGCTAATTTGAGAAATCAATGGTCTAATTACACGAATTGGCCTTATGAATATATGCCTCAAGATATAACACCAGCATCAACAGCCGGCGATTATCCTAATCCAAATCCATCAGGACCAACTCTTTTGGGACCTGGTTTAAATCCAAATGGAACATTGTCTGGATTATATGTAACAGGAGTTTATAATCCGCAAAATATAAAATCAATTTTGGTTGCGATGGGTATATTATTAGATGGTCAATATAGAGAAAATATATTGCCGGCTGGTGTCTACAATTTTGTGGAGAAATATGTAAGAACGGCTGGGTTTGCACCACCTGGTCTATATTGTTATAATTTTTGTTTAAATACGGACCCATTAACATATCAGCCTTCAGGAGCAATGAATATGAGTAGATTTACTAATATACAGCTGGAATTTACCACAATAACACCACCAGCAGATCCTTATGCTCAAGTTTTGACAATTTGTGACCCAACTACAGGGGACATTATTGGTATTAACAAACCAACTTGGCGAATTTATGATTATAACTTTAATATGTATTTAATGGAAGAAAGAGTGAATATGGTAATATTTGTTGGTGGAAATGCTGGATTATTATATGCTACTTAGATTGAATAAATTGAATAAATTTCGGGTTTTATATAATTATAAAGTTGTAAAAAATTATATAAAAAATATATTTACACAGATAAAGAAAATGAAGTAAAGAATTTTATTATACAACAAATCCATTAGTAAATGGTTCTGATTGATTATTTACAAAGACGTTTATCATCTGTCCTCTTCCCAAACTATATAAATATTTAGAATTTACATATGTATTGAGATTAAAATAAGACGCGGTTGGGTTTATTATTTTTGAGATACGATTCACTTCAGTAATACCTGCTGTAGTAAATGTACCTCCAGCATATAAATTGCTACTTGAGTCAACTACTAAAGCACTTACAGTATTATTGAATCCACTTCCTAAATTATACCATAATGAACCATTCCATCTTGCGAGACGATTCGCTGAATTTCCACCAGCTGTAGTGAACGCACCTCCAACATATAAGTTGTTAGCTGAATCAACTGCTAAAGCACTTACAGTATTACCTAAACCACTTCCTAAAGCGGACCAAGTAGATCCATTCCATCTTGCGATACGAAGAGATGTATTGCCACCTGCTTCAGTGAACGCACCTCCAGCGTATAAATTGTTAGCCGAATCAACTGCTAAACTATTCACAGTATTATTTGCACCAGTTCCTAAAGCAGACCAAGCAGATCCGTTCCATCTTGCGACACGATTCGCTGAATTTCCATCAACCGTAGTGAACGCACCTCCAGCATATAGATTATTAGCTGAATCAATGGCTAAAGCATTAACATTACTATTTGCGCCAGTTCCTAAAGCAGACCATGCGGATCCATTCCATCTTGCGACACGATTTACTGTTCCTGCATCAGCTGTAATAAATGAACCTCCAGCATATAGATTATTAGCTGAATCAACCACTAAAGCGTTTACAGGACCGTCCATGCCAGCTCCTACAGCAGACCAGGTGGTTCCATTCCATCTTGCAACAAAAAATGCATTGCTACCACCAGCTACAAGAAAGTTACCGCCTGCATATAAATTACCATTGCCATCTATTGCTAAAGCATTTACAGTGTTATTTAAACCAATTCCTAAAGAAGACCAAGCGGAACCATCCCATTTTGCGATATAATTTGCACTAACTCCATTAACTATTGTAAAACTACCACCAGCATATAAATTACCACTTCCATCTAATACTACAGCATTTACATTACTATCCATGCCTGCTGATAAAGGATTATAACCTCCAAATACAGATAAATTATTATTTAAAATACTTGTAGTATTAATAGAAATATCCACATTTATACTAACGGTTGATGAGTTAAATGAAGAAGAATAATCATTTAAATTAATTGTTGTTATTGGATTACCAATGCCAATTGGTCCTGTCATTCCAGTTGGTCCAGTTGCTCCAGTTTGTCCAGTTGGTCCAATTGGTCCAGTTACACCTCGTTCACCCTGAACACCTTGATTACCTTGAACACCTTGTGGTCCAGTTGGACCAAAATCACCTGGAACACCTTGAATACCTTGTTGTCCAGCTGGTCCTGTACTACCTTGTGGTCCAGGGGGACCTATTAGACCTTGAATACCTTGACCACCTTGAGGACCTGGATTACCTTGTGCTCCAGTTGGACCAATACTGCCTTGAGGACCTGTTGCACCCTGAGGACCTGTAACACCTTGAATGCCTGCACCAGTTGGACCAATTTCACCTGCTGGACCTGTTTGACCGCGAGGACCTGTAACACCTTGAATACCTGCACCAGTTGGACCAATACTACCTTCTGGGCCAGTTGATCCTACATTACCAGGAATACCTTGAATACCCTCAATACCAGGTGGACCAGTATCTCCTTGAAAACCTCGTGGACCTATTTCACCCTGAGGACCTGTTTGACCCTGAATACCTGCACCAGTTGGACCGGTTTCACCTTGTGGACCGGTTTCACCCTGAGGACCGGTTTCACCCTGAATACCTACTCCAGTTGGACCGGTATCACCTTGAATACCTTGAGGTCCTATATCACCTTGAATACCTCTTGGTCCAGTATCACCTTGAATACCTTGAGGTCCTATTTCTCCAGTATCACCTTGAATACCTTGAGGACCTGTTGCTCCTGTATTGGTAGCTTCACCTGGAATTCCAGTTGGACCAGTTAAACCAGTTGGACCAGTTGGACCGATTGCACCAGTTGAACCAGTTTGACCTTGTGGACCGATTGCACCAGTTGAACCGACTGAACCTTGTGGACCGATTGGACCAGTTGCTCCTGTATTGGTAGCAGTACCTGCTGGTCCGATTGGTCCGGTCATTCCAGTAGGTCCAGTAGGTCCAGTTGAACCTCTACCAATACTATCAGCGTACGATTTATTAACAAGTTGATCATTTTGTGTAGGTACTTGACTGCAAGTAGGTAATCGAGTTAAAGTAGTAGGTGTTAGGTTCAAAGAACCACTTGAATTTGTTAAAGAAACAAATGACATTATACTTATATAAAAGAAAATAATATTAAAATATTAAAAATTTGAACTAACATTTATATACTATATTTGTAGAATTTGTAATTTTAATATCTAAATTATATAATAAATTAGTGTTTTTCTATTCTATTATTACCATAATATTTATATAATATATATTAAACAAATTTAAACAAATGACAATTATATTATATAAAATGTTGTCCAATCCTGTTAAATATAGACAAATTAGACAAATTAGACAAATTAGACAAATTAGACAAATTAGACAAATTAGACAAATTAGACAAATTAGTAGAAGAAATATATTTAATTATAAAGATGTGTTTTTATTACAAAATCAACTAAATCCCGATGAAAAAACGATGAGTGAATTAGCATATACTTTTTCAAAACATATTTTACAACCAAATATTGTTCAGTCATTTAGAAATGAAACATTTGACAAAAATATAATGAAAGAAATGGGTAATTTCGGTTTATTTGGGCCAACTATTAACGGATATGGTTGTGCAGGCGTCAATTATGTATCATATGGACTAATTATGCGTGAAATTGAAAGAATCGATAGTGGTTATAGAAGTTGCGCTAGTGTACAGTCATCATTGGTAATGTATCCTATATATAAATTTGGTTCGCAAGAACAAAAAGATAGATTTTTGCCTGAATTAGCTAAAGGTAATTTAATTGGTTGTTTTGGTTTAACCGAACCTGACCATGGAAGCGACCCTTCTGGAATGAAAACCAGAGCAGTTTTAAATGGTGATCATTATATCCTAAATGGCAGTAAAAATTGGATCACAAATTCACCTATTGCTGACGTATTTGTCATTTGGGCGAAGGATGATGATAATATAATTCGTGGCTTTTTATTGGAAAAAAATATGCCTGGATTATCAGCTCCTAAAATTGATGGGAAATTCTCATTGAGAGCATCTATTACGGGTATGATTTTTATGGATAATGTAAAAGTCC